ATGTGTTACAAACATTCTGATTTGATTAACTACTTTGAAATAGAATCAAATGGATTAATTGGTAAGTTTTTTGAGGATTTAAAAAATGATGAACTAAAAGTTAAAAATGAAACTTCGGTTAAACAATCAAATACTTTAGATACAAATAAGGTTGGATTATATGTTATAACATTCAATAGTCCAAAACAATTTAGGACATTGATTGCTTCTATGTTAGATTACGACCAAGATTATATTTTAAAAACCACCAAATTTTTATTGGATAATTCTAGTGATTTATCTACAACTGAAGAATATTCAGAAATATGTAAAGAATATGGGTTTGAACATATTAAAAAAGATAATTTAGGTATTTGTGGTGGAAGACAATGGATTGCGGAACATTTTGAAAAAGAAACTGAATTAGATTATTATTTGTTTTTTGAAGATGATATGTTTTTTCATCCGCAAGATGGCGTTTGTAGAAATGGATTCAATAGATTTGTACCAAACTTATATACTAAATCTTTAGAAATTGCAAAAAAAGAAAATTTTGATTTTCTTAAATTAAACTATAGTGAATTTTATGGTGATAATGGAACACAATGGTCTTGGTATAATGTTCCTCAAAACATTAGAAATAAGTTTTGGCCGGGTAAGGCAAGATTACCTGAAATGGGGTTAGACCCAAATGCACCGAAAACAAAGTTTGATTCAGTATTATCTCATAAAGGAGTACCATACGCTGTTGGTGAAGTCTATTATTGTAACTGGCCTCAAATTGTTTCAAGAACGGGAAATAAAAAAATGTTTTTAGATACAACATGGGCGCATCCGTTTGAACAAACATGGATGAGTCATATGTATCAGTTAGTTAAAGAAGGAGAATTATATCCAGGATTATTACTTTTAACACCTACTGAGCACGATAGATTTGAACATTATAATAGAGAGCTTCGTAAAGAGTCATAACAATATATTTATTGTTATGGAATTTTATATTAAGAAAAATGCAACTCTACCTGTTTTAAAAATGCAGGTTGTAAAAGACGGAAGAGCCGGATATTTGCAATTAATGCAAGACTTAGAGGTTTCAACTATTTTTTTCACAATGATTGATGTTGAAACAGGTATACCTAAAATAGTTTCGGCTCCTTGTAGTATTGTTTCATTAATTTTACCTGAAGAAGGAGCGGCAACAGAATATTATATTTATTTTAAATTTACGTCAAGAGATACTAATACACCGGGTAGATATCAAGGACAATTCTTAATTAAGAATGATGAAGGTAATTTAATTTTACCAATAAGAGAAGACCTTTATATTAATATTCAAGATAGTTTTATTTCTGAAACCGCTTGTTGTTAATTTGATTAATTCATAAGATTTTTTATATTTATGGAGGAAGGTAAATTTCACATATTGTGAAAGCTAATAGACCACTCTAAAAAATATATTATGATATCTAACGAAGAGATAGAATCGTTTCTACATGGGAACGACCCTGAAGAATTTATAGTCGCAATCGAGTTTGACTACGCATCCAATTCAATTTACAAAATTAAAGAATCACCTGGTAAAGGTAAAGAAATACGTAAAGACACATTTATTCCATTTGCATGGGTTGGTGATTTACGAGGATTAAAATTTTATAGTGATTCAAAAGCCGCTCAGAAAGAGGCTATGTCCAAGTATGGTATCATGATTGAAAAACTTGAGACAAATGACAATGAAAGACTTAAGAATGGTTTAACATATATTGTTAAATCTCTTAAAGGTTATAGGGAACTTATACAATTTTTTAGAGATGGTGGTTGTGACCCTTGGGGTGAAAAATCAAAAGAAAAAATAATGATTCTACCTCCTGTAGAACAATATCTTATATCCAAAGAAAAAAGATTATTCAAAGGTTTTGAAGATTATGAGCAAGTTACAAGACTTGTGTTTGATTTGGAGACTGACGCCCTTGACCCTAAAGATGGTCGTATTTTTATGATTGGAATTAAAACTAATAAAGGATACCACCGAGTAATTGAATGTCTTGATGAGTCCCAAGAGAAGTCTGCAATCATTGAATTCTTTCGGGTGATTGATGAAATCAAGCCGAGTATTATTGGTGGATACAATTCAGCGAACTTCGACTGGCATTGGATATTCGAAAGATGTAGAATATTGGGCGTTGACCCAAAGAAGATTTGTCGTTCATTACATCCCCAACATTCATTCACAAGAAAGGATAGTATGTTAAAACTTGCCAATGAGGTGGAGGAGTATGTTCAGACATCTATTTGGGGTTATAACGTAATTGATATTATCCATGCTGTTCGTAGAGCTCAAGCGATTAATTCAAGTATCAAAGCTGCGGGTTTGAAATATATTACAAAGTTTATTAATGCGGAAGAACCTGACCGTGTATACATTGACCACGAAAACATTGGTAAAATGTATAGAAACAAAGAAGAGTATTGGTTAAACGTTCAGAATGGAAAATATAAGAAGGCAAGTGAATACCAAGATTTGGATGTTAAGTTTCCTGGGGTATACATAAAAACTACTGGGGATAACCTTGTTGAAAGATATCTTGATGATGACTTAGATGAGACTTTGAAAGTTGATAAAGAATTCAACCAAGGTTCGTTTCTTCTTGCTGCGATGATTCCAACTACATATGAAAGAGTTTCCACAATGGGAACTGCGACATTATGGAAAATGTTAATGCTTGCTTGGTCATACAAATATGGTTTGGCTATCCCCGCCAAACAATCGAAGACAGACTTCGTAGGAGGTCTTTCTCGACTACTTAAGGTTGGTTATAGTAAGAATGTACTTAAGCTCGATTTCTCGTCTCTATACCCTTCTATTCAACTTGTACACGATGTTTTCCCTGACTGTGATGTGACAGGTGCGATGAAAGGAATGTTAAAGTATTTCCGTGACACCCGTATTAAGTATAAACAGTTGTCTGAAGAATATTATACAACAGACCCTGATAAGTCAGCGTCGTATGGTAATAAACAATTACCAATTAAAATCTTCATTAACTCAATGTTCGGTGCGTTGTCAGCTCCTCAGGTGTATGCTTGGGGTGACATGTATATGGGAGAACAAATCACTTGCACTGGTAGACAATATCTCCGTCAGATGATTAGATTCTTTATGACCAAAGGATATGTTCCGTTAGTAATGGATACGGATGGTGTGAACTTCTCTACTCCTTATGATGCTAAAGACCGAGTTTATGTTGGTCGTGGATTGAATTGGAAGGTAAAGTTGGGTAAAGAGTATTATGGACCTGAAGCTGATGTTGCAGAATACAACGATATATTCATGAGAGGTGAGATGGCTCTTGATACTGATGGGGTATGGCCGTCATGTATAAATCTTGCCAGAAAAAATTACGCTGTAATGGATGCCAAGGGAAAGATAAAATTGACTGGCAACTCCATTAAGTCAAAGAAACTACCTTTATATATTGAAGAATTTTTGGATAAGGGTGTCAAGATGTTGTTAGAAGGTGATGGTAAAGCATTTGTTGAATACTACTATGAATATCTACAGAAGATATTTGATAAGAAAGTTCCATTAAGTAAGATTGCTCAAAGAGCTAAGGTTAAGTTAACTCTTGATGAATACAGAAAGAGATTGACAACTAAGACTAAAGCAGGAAATAGTATGTCTCGTATGGCTCATATGGAACTTGCAATACAGGATGGGTTAGGTGTAAACTTGGGTGATGTAATTATGTATGTTAACAACGGCACAAAGGCTTCACAAGGTGATGTTCAGAAGATGACCGTAAAACAAATTAAAGATACGAATGCATTAAATTTGTTTAATAATCCTAAAGCAAAGCCAATCACAGATGGTGTTATGGTAAACTGTTACATGTTAGATAAAGATATTTTAGATAAAGACCCTGACCTAACAGGTGATTACAATGTTCCGAGAGCGGTTGCAACTTTCAATAAAAGAATTGAACCTTTGATGGTGGTATTCCAAGATGAAGTTAGAAATGGTTTGATTGTAACTGACCCATCAGAAAGAGGTATTTTCACCACAGCGCAATGTGAGTTAATTAATGGACATCCATTAGGTGAAGGTGACCAAGATGATTTACAAAAAGATGTGTTAGATATAACTGAACAGGAATTAGACTATTGGGAAAGACGAGGTCTTAAACCAGATTATATGTACGAGTTGGCCGAAGAAGGATGGGAGCAACGTCTTAGTTAAACAAAAAAGGAATATGTTTTTTTTACATATTCCTTTTTTTTATGATTGTTTTAATCCGTCACTTGAAAGGACATACCAATTTCCGCCAACATATCTAAATTCAACACAAGCAAATCTGTCCATAACTATTTCGTCGTACTCTTCGTCTATTTTACCTAAGTCGGGTTTAATAGTTAGTCTTGTCATTGATTTAACAACAACATGGTCTGTAGTTTTTGAATCTAAAATTACTACTGATTCACTTACTCCTCTAACTATAATACAATCTTCACCGTTTGTACGATAATCTAATTCTGATACAACAGATATTTCAGAGGTATTTACAATACCCCCATGAATTAATCTTTTTGATGGGATTGTTCTTATTATTGACATAATTTTAAATTACATATATTTGACGAGGCATTGCTCTAAACTTCATTTGTTTGTTTAGATTTTCCGCAATTAATGCTTCTCTTTCCATTACCTTTTCAGGTCTTAATCTTGTTAACCATCCCTCAGCACCAATTAACTCTTCCAATAGTTTAGTTTTTTCATCTTTTGCTTCAGTCAACAAACTTGTATAATCCATAGTAATTTCAGAGTCAGGTGTTTTTAAATTTCCACTATACTTGCCTCTTACTCTTGCTAATGTTTCTTTAACGTATGCGGTAAACCACCTTCTAACCCATTGTTTACCAGGAGTATTTAAATCCTCCCAACTTAATTCTTGAATAGGAACATCGGTAGGTAGTTTGATAACATCAGGATTATTCTTTAAACAATCTGCTCTGTTATCTGGAGTTGTATCGTAATACCAATACCAACAAGCTTTACCAACATATAAATTGTAGTTAGACCAATTAAATTTACCACCAGGTGTGTTCATTAAATGAATGGCTTTTTTTCCATCAGGTAATCCTGTTATTCTATATGTTAAAGAGCCACCTAAAATCCTATTAAGGATATTTGCTTCTTGCATTCTTATTAAATAATCAAATCCTGACATCATAAAATATGAGCCTTGATATCCCATTTGAGCGTAACCAGCTTCACTAGCACCTAAACCAACACCACCCATACCAAAACCACCAACACCACCTAATCCAAAGGCTGTAAAGGCTTGATTACTAAACCATAATAATTCATTAACCTCTCTACCAGCAGGTATTTCATAAATTTGTTTATTTCTTTCAAGAATAAAATAGTCTTTTTTTAAAACCCAAGGACCTTGAGTTTGAAGACCAACAATTTTAGAATAAGCGTAACTAAACTGTTGTTCAAAATCCATTGTTCTTGTGATAAGAGCTTGAGCCACAGATTTTTCACTCATGTTTAAATTAACAAGGTTAACCCATTGACTATCAATTAACCATTGTAAGATATATTCTTCATAGTCTTGAATAGATAGTTCCATTAAGGAATCCATCATCTCATCCTCAACTTCAACACTTCTGAGAGGTGCTCCTAATAAGTGTTTTACTCTGGTATAAATTTTTGACCTTTCTGGTTCTGGTATAACTGCCATATCAAATAAATATCTTTATTATTATATTTCGTAAAGTAATGAGTTTGAATTAAAAACGTAATTAATATAAGTACTTATTGGTTCGTTTTTAAATATTAATACTTTACCTGTTTTATCGTTATTAAAGACTAACCAATCAACAGAATATTTTTTAACATCTGCTGAACCTAAAACTTTTATTTTTCCGTCTGATGTTTCAGTACCCGAAAAAGGTTTTATTTGTGCGGTATGTTTTTTACCGTCTAAAACTATTGTTGAATCAATTCCTTTAAACGCATCTTTTTTTAATCCGTGACCACTTGTTTTTTCAACCTTAACTCTTTCTTTAAAGAATTTTTCAATTTTACTTGTTGAGCTGTTTTCTGTTTTTTGTCCTTTATTCCAAAGTATTGTTAATACTTTTATTATGTTGATAAAATCTTCATTAGTTTTTACAAAAATAGAATTTCTAAAATGATGAAGAGCAATTAAAAATCTCCTAACTTCATTTCTGTTTCTATTTTTTTCTTTTGAAAAATCAAATAATTTTTCAGGTTTTTTAATTTTTGATATTTCTTTATTAACCGCTTTAACTAATAAACAAAAAGTGTTGAAGTTTGTGTTTAAATTATTAAGTACAGACCTACCCTCTTCGCTTTCTACACCATAAAATCCAGACATTTCTATGTTGTTTCCTTCAACCCAATGTTGAGGAAACATTTCTTTTAATATTTTTAAAATACCGTTTTGATATAAATTTTTAATGCTTTCATTGTTAGTCAATTCAATGTAAAACTTTGTTTCATCGGGAACACAAAATTCTGCTTTATCAGATTCTTCTAAAAGTTTGACCATCCCTTTAGACTCAGTAAGTTTTGTTTGAGTCCTCATTTCAAACATTTTTGTAACAAAATCCCAATTCACAACTTTCCAAAAGTTTGCAATATATTCGTCTCTTTTATTTCTATACTTTAGATAATATGCGTGTTCCCATAAGTCTAAACCTAAAAGAGGGAATCCACCCCCTTCAATAACATTCATTAAAGGATTATCTTGGTTTGAGGTAGACATTATTTTCAATGTGTTTTTAGCGGTTAAAACCAACCACACCCACCCTGAACCAAATCTTTCTTTTGCGATTTTTTCAAATTCTTTTTTAAAGGCGGTAAATGTTCCGTATTGTTTTGTTATTTTTGTATAAAGTTCACCAGTAAGTTTTTTATTGTCTGGTGTTAACATGTTCCAAAACAATGCGTGATTAAAAGCCCCTCCAGCATTATTTCTAATTGTCTTGTCGTATCTACTGATGTTTTTAATTATTTGTTCTAATTCTAAATCACCGTATTTTTTCTTAGATAGAGCATCGTTTAGTTTATCAACATACCCTTTATAATGCTTGTTATAGTGGAAATTCATTGTTTCAGAGTCAATGAATTGTTTCAGGGCTGAGTAAGAATAGGGTAGTTTTTCTATTCCAATTTTTTTCATTTCTGTGATTAACAACTTTTTTTGTTCGTTGACGTTTTCTTTGAGTATTTGGTTTTCAAGTTGTTGAATCTTATCTTCAATTTTTTTCATATGTTTGGATTATCCATTTATTATAAATAATCCGTAATTTGTTTAATGACGCATTTCATTAATTCTCTTTAAAATTTCTTCAGCAGCGTCACCACTGTTTTGATTGTCCCCCATTACCGTGGCAATCACTTGTTTTTTATTATTTAATATGTCGTAGATAATTCCTTCGATTGTGTTTTCGAATATGGGGTAGTAAACTAGTACATTATTTTTTTGACCGTATCTATAAGCTCGGTCTTCTGCTTGTGAATGGTCGGACGGTAAGAATGATAAATCATTCATAATAACGGCTTCAGCAGCTGTTAAAGTTAATCCAACTCCTGCGGCTTTGATATTACCAACAAAAACTTTTACCTTGTCGTTTTCTTGGAATGAATCAACACTATGTTGTCTTTCATGTTTTGACATTGACCCGTCAACTTTAACAACTGACTTTCCAAAGTGTTCAACTATTTTATTCAATGAATTTGTAAAGTTACAGAATATAATAACTTTCTTATCTTGCTCAATAATATTTTCAGCCAACTCAATTGTTTGAGTAATTTTTTCATCAGCAATTATTTGTCTAACTTTTGTTAGCTTTGTAAATTGAACAGTAAGTGATTTAGATTCTTCGGGATTTTTTTCATACCAATTATAATATTCACCCATTACCTCTTCATATTCTTTTGACTTTAATCTTAAATAAACTGGTGTAATTATTTTATCAGGTAAATCTAAAACATCCTCTTTTAATCTTCTAAGTGTTAATCCCAGTGTTCGGTCTCTTAACTCCTCTAAATTAGATGCCCCCATAACATTCCAAACTTTCCTACCACCAACATTAAATTGATATCCTTGACAATATCTTATTGCGTAGGCCATCCAATTTTTAGCGACAGGTGAATCAACAAGACTTAACAGATTATAATAATCAATTGGTCTACTTGTCATTGGTGTTCCTGTTAGGAGCCAAATCCTATCAACTTTTTTTACAATATCATTTATTAATTTTGTTCTTTGAGCTGTAGCGTTTTTGATATAGTGTGCTTCATCAACAACCACCAAATCAAAATTGGCTCTAAGAATTTGCGAATCATCTTTTTTCTTACTGTCATGGAAATTTTTTATAATATCATAGTTTATAATAACAAAGTCGTGTTCGGTACTAAAGTTTTTTCCTTCAGCAATAAACACTGTTTTATCCGAATAATTTTCTATTTCTCTTTTCCAGTTAATTTTTAAAGTTGCAGGACAAATAATTAAAACTTTTTTTGCACCCGATTCTAATGCTGCAATTATTGTTGATGTCGTTTTGCCAAGACCCATGTCATCAGCAAGAATGAATTTTTTGTTTTCAACTAATTTTTGGATTGATTCTTTTTGATGTTCTAATGGTGGTCTATGTGAGTATTTTTCATAACTGATAATAACATCTTTAACTGAGTTGTCTTTTATCACAGCAGCTTTTGGTAACCAAAAATCGTGAAGATTATCATTTTCAGATATCTTACCCCAAATATGAAACGCTTTTTCTTTTTCTGCGAGTAATTTTTCAACCCATACTTTTTCGGGTACCTGTGTAAGTAATTTATCGTCGGCCAATTTTTGGGCAAAGTATGCATCAAGAACAACCCACTTTTTTGCGACCTTTGGTTGATTGTCATGAAAGTTAATAATATATTCTGACTGACTTCTTGTTGGATAAAATTTTTTATTAAGTTGAGATTTTCTTTTTAACTCAAGTAAATAATTGTTCCCCCCATTATAGGACTCCAACAAGGTCATTGCTTTTGATTCTAAACTTACATCCATTTATACGAAAAAATATTTGAGTTAAATATAGTTATGTTTTGAGTATTTATCAATATGGAAAATTTAGTACCAATTACAAGACTAGGTAAGTTTTTTGGTGGGGAAGATTATGCGTTAGATACTGGTATGGGCCAAGAGTGGTTGGAAGGTGATATGAACTTCACAGTTATATTATATCGAATTGATAGATATAAAACAAAAACTGATGATGTTTATGGTGAGGTTTTAGAAGACGGGGTTCAGTTTTTGGCTCCTGTTGAATTAAAAGGACTTGTTCAAGTTATGGCTCCTACTAATAAGTTTTTAGGAAATTCAAAAGTTGAACAACAAGAGCCAGGAAATATGAAATTTTCACTTTATCAAAAACAACTTGATGACCTTGGTGTTGAAATATTCATGGGTGATTATTTAGGGTATTATGAAACCGAAGATAGGGTTAGATATTATTCGGTTAATGATGATGGATATGTTAGGTCTGATAATAAACACACCTATGGTGGATACAAACCTTTCTATAGAACAGTTGTTGCAACTTATGTTAGCGAAAATGAATTTAGAGGATTATAAAAATATTATTAAGAATTTAGTATGCCGTTTCCAAAACAAATAAAAAAAACATTACCATTAGTACCAAAAAAAGAATTATCCGCACGTAGAGAACAGTTGTTGGAATATATTAATAAAGATGGTACGTACTTACCAAAATCAGTATTACATGCGGATTTGGATAGGGGGATGTTAGATTTTGTTAAAACTAGTCTTGAAGTTACAACTGCAGGAAATATTGTTCCAATGTTGGATATTATTATTACAACTCAAAACTGGTCACAATATTTGGAAACTTGGAAATTTGTTGATTTGGATTATAATCCTGCACCTCCGTTTATGACTGTGGTTAGAAGTCCTGACGTTAAGTATGGTACTAACCCAGCACTACAATATACAATTCCAAATAGAAAACAATTCTATTATGCCTCGGTACCAACTTGGGATGGAAATGTTCAAGGTATGGACATATATACAATACCTCAGCCAGTTCCTGTAGATATAACCTATAGTGTTAAAATTATTTGTAATAGAATGAGGGAACTTAACCAACTTAATAAAATTGTAATGCAAACGTTTTCTTCAAGACAAGCGTATACATTTATTAAAGGTCAATATGTTCCAATTATTTTAAATAATGTGTCAGATGAATCTCAAATGGCAATGGACTCTAGAAGGTATTATGTTCAATCATATGAATTTACTATGTTAGGATATTTGATTGATGAAGAAGAGTTTGAGGTTAAACCCGCAATTGTTAGAGCTGCTCAGGTTTTTGAGATTGATGTTAGTACATTAAAACAAAGGAAGAAACAAGATTCACTTGTACAAGGTGAATTTGATTTTAATTTTTTATTTATTGAGGGTAATGATATTTTGAGTGATGTTATTGACTTTACTGCAGATATGAAGTTTGTTAAATCAAACAATGTTTCATCATATGATGTTTATATAAATAACAATTATTATGGTAGCGATGTTAATGTCGTACAAATAACAACAAACGATGTTTTAAGAATTCAAGTAACAAAAGAAGATAATACTAAAGAGTCAAATATATTGTTTGAAAATACTTTGGTTTAATCCTCTCCGTATAAATCTTTCTTTTCTTTACACTTTTCAATAATTAAATTTTCTAAGAATTTATAAATTTTTATACCCCTCTTATCACAATATTTTTTTAGGATATCATGTATTGCAGGGTCAATTTTTATATTCTTTATTTCTTTCTTTGTTTTCATGGTAGAAAAAAGGCAGAATTAATTCATACCGTTTACAAATACATATCTAAAAGTCAAGTTTTTTGTAGTAGTATCGAATATTTATCATTAAAATAAATCTGCATTAGAATAATTTAATAATGGCAACAGCACAAGCAAATCAAAAAGTATACGTGTCACCTGGTGTGTACACTTCTGAAACGGACTTATCGTTCGTAGCTCAGAGTGTCGGTGTAACTACGTTAGGTCTCGTAGGAGAAACAATAAAAGGTCCAGCATTTGAACCAGTATTCATAACTAACTATGACGAATTCCAAGCTTATTTTGGTGGAACAGAGCCAACAAAATTTGTGAATACTCAAATCCCAAAGTATGAGGCAGCATATATTGCTAAATCATATTTACAACAATCTAATCAGTTGTTTGTAACAAGAGTGTTAGGTTTATCAGGATATGACGCGGGTCCGTCTTGGAGTATTAGGGTGACTGCGAATGTAGACCCTACAACTATTGGTCTATTAACCGCAACCGAGGCAACTTGGTCAGCAACATTCTCAGGAGTATCTACAGGTAATACAGTAACATTTACAAGTCCGTTACCTTCATCAATTCAATCAAATCTTAATAGTCAATATAGATTACAGGATGGTAGTGTATCTACATTACAAAATGATTTTAACACATTTATTTATGATGTGTTATCTGATGGAAGTCTGTCGTCGTCAACAGTAAATGTTTATGGTTCAATACCAGAAAATGATTATTATGAATTAATTACACAATATAATTCACCTGTAAATCAGTATTCTTGCGATTCAATTGATTTAACATTAAATGATTTAAGCGCAGCAAACAATGACCCTTGGTATTACGCTAACTTTGAAAATACAAGTGATAATAATTATTCAGGATATTCTTTCTATTATGCGGTAACATCTATTGCATCAGGAACAACTTTCACAGGTACTATTTCAGGAACAAGTTATAATTTTTCAGGAACAGCGTATTCCGAATATAATAATATGGTTATTGCAACTTTACGTTCAAGAGGTATTTCATTATATTCAAATAGTAGTTCAAGTGATGAACATGGTCCAATATATCAAGTTACAGGATTAACTGATGTACAGTTAGTTTGTAGTGGAAACTACTCTGGTGTAACTCAAAACCCTTACGCAACTTTCTTAATTTCGGGTGTAACTAAAGATAGTAAATCTTTTTCTTTTGAAACATCTCTATTAGCATCCTCATCAAAATATCTTACAAAAGTACTTGGTGTTGATAATTTTGGAAAATCAAGAGTGACCGTTCCATTATTTGTGGAAGAAAGTTATCAAGGTGTTTTAAATTATGCTTATAATAAAGGTTATATTCGTGGATTAAATTGTGATATAGTTGCATTACCAGATGCAAGAAGTCAAAATTCAAGTTCAATAGCTTGGAATCTTGAGAAGTATCAGTCACCTGAGACTCCTTTCTTGGTTTCAGAATTAAGGGGTAATAAAGTTTATTCTTTATTTAAGTTTATATCAATTTCTGATGGTGATTTAGCAAATACTGAAATTAAAGTTTCAGTTGCTAATTTATCATTTAATAATATGACATTTGATATTTTAGTTAGAAACTTCTATGACACGGATGCAAATCCTGTTGTTATTGAGAAGTTCACAAACTGTAATATGGACCCAGCATCTAATAACTTTGTAGCTAAGAAAATCGGTTCTGCAAATGGCGAATACGCATTATTATCAAAATATATAATGATTGAGGTTGCTGACGAAGCTCCAATAGATGCAATTCCTTGTGGATTCTATGGATATATTCAAAGAGAATATGAGAGCACCGATAATCCATCACCTGTTCCAGTATTCAAAACAAAATATTATTATCCTGGTGAAGTAATTTACAACCCACCGTTTGGAACTTCAAATGGTAATTCAAATACAACAGAAAGTCCTGGAGATATTGTTAGAAGAACGTACTTAGGTTTTTCAACTCAATTTGGTATTGATGAGTCTTTCTTAGAATATAAAGGAAAACAAAATCCACAAACTGGTTGGGAAACTGCAACAGATTCTATTTCTTGGAATTACTTAAGTAAAGGTTTCCATATGGACTCAGGTGCAACAGTTGTAACTTTATCTAACTCATTATTATTAACAAGTGGTCAAACAGCTTTTGAGTGTGGGGCAGCAGATTTTAGAAATGACCCAGCAACTCAAGAAAACCCTTATTACTTTATCTATTCAAGAAAATACACAGTATGTTTTGCTGGTGGTTTTGATGGATGGGACATTTATAGAGAATATAGAACAAACCAAGATAGATTCCAATTAGGTGCGTCAGGTTATTTGGCGGGAGCTTATCCTTCTTCAAGATATCCAACAGCAACTGGTGATGGTTTATTCAAGAGAATTGTAGTTCAAAATAATACACAAGATTTTGCAAACACTGACTATTACGCTTACTTATTAGGTATTTTAACATACGCTAATCCTGAAGCAACAAATATCAACGTATTCGCAACATCAAGTATTGACTACGTAAATAACTCCAACTTGGTTGAAGAGGCTATTGAAATGATTCAGTATCAAAGAGCGGATTCAGTTTATATTTGTACAACCCCTGACTACCAAATGTATACACCAGATGGAACTAGTCAGTTTGATGTGATTTACTCTCAGGAGGCTGTTGATAATTTAGAAACAACAGGAATCGATTCAAACTATACAGCTACTTACTACCCATGGATTTTGGTTAGAGATACTGTTAACAATACACAAATTTATTTACCACCAACAGGTGAAGTTTGTAGAAACTTAGCTCTAACAGATAACATTGCATTCCCTTGGTTCGCATCTGCGGGTTACACAAGAGGTCTTGTTAATTCAATTAAAGCAAGAATTAAACTAACTCAAGAAGATAGAGATACTTTATATCAAGGTAGAATCAATCCAATCGCAACTTTCTCTGATGTAGGAACTGTAATTTGGGGTAACAAAACTTTACAAGTTGCAGATACCGCTCTTAACAGATTAAACGTTAGAAGATTGTTGTTACAAGCTCGTAAGTTGATTTCAGCGGTGGCTGTAAGATTGTTGTTCGAACAAAACGACCAAATCGTTAGACAACAATTTTTAGACAGTGTTAACCCAATCTTAGACTCAATCAGAAGAGATAGAGGTTTATACGACTTCCGTGTAACAGTTTCTTCAACACCTGAAGATTTAGACAGAAATACACTAACAGGTAAAATTTACCTTAAACGAACAAAAGCACTTGAGTTCATTGATATTGAATTCTTTATCACACCAACAGGTGCTTCGTTTGAAAATATCTAATAAAACGGGGGACTATGTCCCCCTTTTTTAGCCGAATATGAAAAGAAGATTAATTGAGGGATTTAAAGGTGAGGGTTCTCCAGATTTAAAATATTATGCGTTTGATTGGGACGATAATATTGTGCATATGCCTACCAAGATTATTGTCAAAACAGATGTGGGTAATGAGGTGGGAATGAGTACCGACGATTTTGCTGAACACAGACATCAAATAGGAAAAAAACCTTTTGACTATAATGGTGATGTTATTGTAAATTTTGCGGAAAATCCTTTCAGAAACTTTAGAACAGAAGGAGATAAAGATTTTTTAATTGATTCTATGAGAGCTAAGGTTGGACCAGCATTCAACGATTTCAAAGAGGCAATTAATAATGGTTCAATTTTTGCCATAATTACTGCTAGAGGTCATACTCCAAATACATTAAAGGAAGCAATATACAATTATATTATAGATGGATTTAATGGTATAGACAAAGACCAGTTAGTGAAAAATTTAAAAAAATACAGAACGTTTGTGGATGAAGATGAAATGAGTGATGATGAATTAATCAAATCATACTTGGAGTTGAACAAATACCACCCCGTTTCTTTTGGTGACGATAAAGGGGTTGCTAATCCTGAAGAAGCTAAGGTGAGGGCGATGGACGATTTTGTAAATTATATAAAGGCTATGTCAGCTGTATTAAATAAAAAGGCTTATTTAAAAAATGATATAGGTAATAAATTTATTCCAGCTAAGCCATCTATAGGATTTTCAGATGATGATATAAGAAATGTAGAAGTAATGAGTAAACATTTTAAAGATAAACCAGATAATATAGTAAAAACTTATTCTACTGCTGGAGGAATTAAGAAGGAATATAAATAAAGAATATTGGTTCTTAAAATAAAGTAAAGAGAAATATTTTTAAGAAGACTATATTTATAACATATAAACAAAGAAACAAAATTAAAATAACATGGCTGATTTACTGATGAAAATGCCGATACCTTACGAACCGAAACGTCAGAATCGTTTCATCTTAAGGTTCCCATCAAGTTTGGGTATTAACGAATGGTTTGTAGAATCTACATCTAGACCCCACATAACAATCAATCCAACAGAAATACCATTTTTAAATACATCTGTTTGGGTAGCTGGTAGATTTAACTGGCAAACTATTAACGTAACATTCAGAGACCCAATTGGTCCATCTGCATCACAAGCTCTTATGGAGTGGGTTCGTTTACACGCTGAATCAGTGACAGGTCGTATGGGTTATGCTGCTGGTTACAAAAAAGATATTGACCTTGAGATGTTAGACCCAACAGGGGTTGTTGTAGAAAAGTGGATTCTTTACGGAACTTTCTTAAGTGATGTAAACTTCAACGCTTTAGCGTACAACACTGACAACTTAGCAACTATTTCTGCGACATTGAGAATGGACAGATGTGTGTTAGTTTACTAATACTATTTATAAAAAATCAAGACTAACTATATTTAACCGTATAGACATAAACTTTACGGTTATTTTTTTTATATGGACAATCAAACAGCGTCACACGCACAAGAAAATTTTACACTCCCACACGACGTGGTACCATTACCA